ATACGATTTACTACAGAAGAACTATTACAACAACCAAAATTTCAAAAAGTTTGTACAGAACATCTTGATAATTGTCCTTTAGATATGACAAAACGGGATTGGACTATTCGAGTAAATACTTGGCTCGCGGAAGTAGAACACGTGGCCGCTGACGACGACGCAGGTGATTTTGGTGAATTTAGGGATCACTTAGAGGATTTTTGTGTTAATCGTGCAAAAGCCTTAGATAGGGCTGAAATACAAGTAGGAAAGCCTTATACAGAGGGAGATAAAACATTTTTTCAATTAAAACACCTACAAGAATATTTAAGAAGAAAGAATTTTAAAAAAGGAAGAAATATCATTACTGCGTGGTTAAAAGACTTGAAAGCAGAGACCAAACAGTTGTATATTACTAAGAATAAAAATTTAAGAGTTATACAAATTAATTCTTACACAGACTTAAAATTTAATGATATAAAAGAAACAGGAGACAAAGAACCATTTTAATGAACAAACCATTACAAATAATATCTCTCGGAGCAGGTGTTCAAGCTACAGCTTTAATGATTATGGCTGAAAGGGGAGAAGTAACACCTAAACCAGACTTTGCTATTTTTTCAGACACCCAAGCTGAACTACCAGAAACATATGACCATATCGAAAAATTAAAAAAGATGATAAGTTTTCCAATTATAACAGTAAGCGCAGGAAATATTGAAACCGATTTTTTAGATGCAGTAAATCTAAAGGATCACAGATCCTTAGTTGGAAGAACGGCCACACCACCTTTTCATACTAAGTATAACGGTGGAAAAGGTTTATTGTTTAGACAATGCACCAGAGATTATAAAATACATCCTATCCAAGCAAAAATTAAAAATATGTTAGGATATAAAAAAGGTCGAAAAATGCCTAAGGATGTCATTCAAGCTATAATTTGGATGGGTATATCCTATGATGAAATTCAAAGAATGAAAGATGCCAGAGTTCATTGGATTAAACACACTTTTCCATTAATAGATAGAAAAATAACAAGACAACAATGCCTAGAATATTATGACAAATTGAAACTTGAAAGACCTGTTAAATCATCTTGCTACTTTTGCCCTTATAAAAGCAACGCCCAGTGGAAACACCATAAAGATAATCAACCAGAATTATGGAATAGATTAGTGAAATTTGATGAATCAATACGACACGGATTAAATACAACTAGAAGCGTGGGTAGAGATGGTAAGCCTATCAAAGAAGCTGAAATATACGTGCATGGATCTTGCAAACCCTTAAAAGACGTGGACTTCGATAAAAAATCTAATCAACAAAAATTTACTTTTATGGATGAATGTGAAGGTATGTGTGGGGTCTAAGAATAGAACAATAGTAGAAGGACCGCCAGGTACAGGGAAAACAACGTTTCTACTAGATCGAGTAGAGGAATTATTAAAACAAAACATTAATATTGAAAATATAGGGTTTTTTTCTTTTACAGTGAAAGCAACCCAAGAAGCAAAAACAAGAGCCCTTGAAAAATTTAAAATCAATCCTAAAAAATTTCGTTATTTCCGAACATTGCATAGTTTAGCGCATAGTATATCTAAGGGTGGGCCAACAAGTTTTTTTGACGATGATGAAAAAAAATTATTTTGCATAAAAAACAACCTGTCATATAAACCAGGAGACACCTCCGTAAACACTATGCATGGTAGTTCTATAATAAATTTAATTAATCGAGCTAAAAACAGAATGATTAGTCTCGAAAAACAATATCAGGATACCTGTCCTCCTTATCCTTATCCTTATTTAAAACGAGTTTGTGCTACTTATGAAACATATAAAAAAGAAAATAACTTTTTTGATCATGCTGATTCTATAATTAAGTTCAATTATTTAAAAGATACTCCTATACTCAAAGCACTTCTAATAGATGAAGCACAGGATTTAAACCATTTACAATGTGAAATGACAACATTAATGGAAAAAACAGCAGAACACACATGGTATGCTGGTGATGATGATCAAGCAATTTATAAATGGAGCGGAGCAAACCCATATTTTTTTATTAAATTAACTGGTAATGTTGTTAAATTAACTGAGTCTTATAGAGTTCCAAGGACAATAGCAAAACTTGCAAAAGAAATTCTTCCTAGAATTAAAACTAGACGTAACAAGGATTGGTGTTCTAAGGCAGAAGAAGGATCTGTGCACCGACACATGTATTTCTCTACTCTTCCTATAATAGAAGAATTGGAAAAAGACAAGAAAACTGACCAGAAGACTACCTGTTGGTATATACTTGCTAGAAATGGATATCAATTAGATCCGGTTAAGTCATATCTAAAGAGTGAGGCTGTTTGGTATGGTAACGCTACTAAAGAGCAGGGTGGTTTTGCTCCAGCTGTTGAGCAAGTAAAAATAAATGCAATATATAATTGGGAAGGATTAAAGAAAGGAAAAAAATTAAACTTTGAAGAAGTAAAACATTTATATGGATACCTGCACTCTTTATCATCAAAAAGTTCACCAGAGGACAACGGAATTACGCGGGGATATAAAAACTGGAATACATTTGATCAAAATGATACAGAAAAAACATATAATTATGATGAATTAGTTGAAAAACATGGTTTAAAGGTTAATATTAAATATAGTTGGTATGATGTATTAAAAAAATTCACCGATATTGAAATTGAATATATTAGGGCTTGCAGAAGAAGAGGAGAAAAATTAATGCAGAAGCCAAGAGTTATTTTATCTACAATACATTCTATAAAAGGAGGCGAAGCAAATCACGTTGCTTTGTTTACAGAAATAAATCAAATACAAAATGATTCTATAATGCGAGGTGAAGATGACGAACACAGAGTGTTTTATGTTGCTGTAACACGAGCAAAAAAATCATTACATATATTAGAGTCAGAAAAACAATGGGCGTATCAGATATAATATCACAACAAATAAACAAGCACATTGATGAAAGCATCCTCAATAAGCATGAGAAATATGAACGTGGTAATAGAAGACCTTACCTAGGCGCAAGTATAATTGGTAGACCTTGTGCTAGACAAATTCAATATATGTGGAAAAGCGTTGGAGTAGATCGAGGAAAAGGTTTCCCACCGAAAATTCTTAGAACATTTAAAATAGGAGATGTGTTTGAAGAATTATTAATTGATTATCTTTGGGAGGCTGGTTTTCAAGTTCAAACCAAAAATGCAAAAGGAGCTCAATTTGGATTTACCTATTACAGCGGACAAATAAGGGGCCATGTAGATGGTATTATAAAAGATGGGCCAAAAGATTGCGGACCCTACCCACGGCTTTGGGAATGTAAAAGTATGAACGATAAGAAATTTTTTGAATTCGAAAACCAGGGTGTAAAACGCTCACATCCTGTCTACTATTATCAGATGCAGATATACATGGATCAATTAAAGTTAACAACTAACCCAGGTATTTTAACTGCAATGAATAAAGATAACAGTAGAATTGTTCACGAAGCGGTGCCATATAATGAAACAGAAGCTAAAAAAATACTAAATAGAGCTATAGAAATTATTAACAAAACAGAAAGGAAATTACCTATGCCACGTATATCCAAATACAGAGATCATTTCGAATGTAGATATTGTTCGTGGCAGGATAGATGTTGGAGTCATGAATGATCCATATAAAAAACAAGTTGGCGGTAAACACTATAAGGTGTGGAAAAAGCAGCCCGTAAAGTTTATCAGAGCAAATAAACTTGAGTTTATATTTGGAGTAATGATTAAATATATTATGCGAGTAGCAAGCAACACAACCAATGTTGAAAAAAAGATACAGGACCTAGATAAAATAATTCATTACGCAGAGATAGAAAAAGAAGAATTAGAAAACGAAAAGCACATGAACGATATTGCCAACAACTGTCCACATGAGGGCCAAGAAAAAGAATGATTGTACAAACACCTTTATTTAAACCACAAACAGAATGGGTTCCTCCCCAAAAATTTCCTAACCTAAAGGAATCTAAAATGATAACTGTGGATATAGAAACTTGCGACGAAGAATTAAAAGTTAAAGGCCCAGGTTGGCCCACAGGCAATGGTTTTATCACAGGCGTGGCGGTTAGGTCTGAAGATTTTGTAGGCTATTATCCTGTCGCTCACCAAGGCGGTGGAAATCTAGATAAGAAAAAAGTATTCTCATGGCTCAAGGATATATTGGCTCTTCCTTGTCCTAAACTGTTTCACAATGCAACTTACGATGTAGGATGGCTAGAGGCTAGTGGCTTTAAAGTAAATGGGCGTATAAATGATACTATGCTAGCAGCGGCTTTGATTGACGAGAATAGATTCTCATATACCTTGAATGCATTATCAAAAGATTATCTTAACGAATACAAAAGTGAAGCTTTGTTACGAGACGCAGCAAAGGACTGGAATATAGATCCAAAAAAAGAAATGTGGAAATTACCTTCTGCCTTTGTGGGTGAATACGCTGAACAAGATGTTATTTTAACATCAAAATTATGGGACTTATTTAATGTTGAAATCGACCGACAATCTTTATCCGATATCTACAATCTAGAATTAGACTTACTGCCCCTGTTACTGGAAATGACAAGACGAGGGGTTCGAGTGGATATAGAAAAAGCAAAGCGACTAGAAAAAGAATTTCAAAAAGAAGAAGAATCTTTGTTGCATGTTGTTAAACGAGCAACAGGAATAGACGTAGAAATATGGGCAGCAGCCTCTGTTGCAAAGGTGTTTGATCATTTGAAACTTGACTATCCTAGAACACCGAAAAGTAAACAACCTTCTTTTACCAAAAACTTTTTATTGAACCATGAAAATCCAGTAGCTCAGCAAATAGTAAGAGCTAGAGAAATAAACAAGGCAAGAACAACCTTTATTGAAACTATTTATAAACATTCTCATAAAGGCAGAATCCATGCTCATATTCATCAAATGAGATCAGAGGCAGGAGGCACGGTTACTGGGCGATTTTCTTATTCTAATCCTAATCTTCAGCAAATTCCTGCAAGAAACAAGAACCTCGGACCACGGATCAGAAGCATTTTCATACCAGAAAAAGATCATAAATGGGGAGTATTTGACTTTAATCAACAAGAACCTAGATTAGTGGCTCACTACGCACGGCTCACGGACCAGTTTAAATCAGATGAAATTATTGAGGCTTATGACAATCCTCGCACTGATTTCCATCAATTAGTAGCAGATATGGCTAAAATTCCTCGAAAACAAGCAAAAACAATTAACTTAGGTTTATTTTACGGAATGGGTAAAAATAAACTACAAGCGGAATTGGGTATATCTAAAGAAGAAGCAGAAAAATTATTTAATAATTATCATGAAAGAGTTCCTTTCGTAAAATCATTAGCTTCTGCTGTGACCAAACGAGCTGGAGATAAAGGAAAAATACGGACACTGAAAGGAAGAATATGTAGATTTGACTTATGGGAACCTAATGAATTCGGCATACACAGGGCCTTGCCTTACGAACAAGCCTTACATGAATGGGCGGGAGGAGAAAACGGTGTTTACTACCATAGAATAAGAAGAGCCTTTACATATAAAGCATTAAATAGGTTAATTCAAGGGAGTGCTGCGGATCAAACTAAGAAAGTTATGGTGAATCTATACAAAGAAGGAATAGTCCCGCATATTCAAATACATGACGAATTAGACATATCAATAGAGTCTAAAGAACATGCAAATAAAATCATTGATATTATGCAAAATGCTGTTAGTTTACATGTCCCTAATAAAGTGGACTATGAGTCTGGAGAAAATTGGGGGGATATTTACGATTAACCGGAGGACAACTATGGAAAAAGTAACACAACACGCTAAGAGAATATGGAACTTAGCAATAGGCAACAAAAAGGCTACAGCTGTAGTTATAGTTGCTATCATTATAGT